ACGCTCACCGTCAAATGCAGTGATTGTCTTATTAAGTCCTTCAATCATAACCTCTTGTTCCGCCAGTTTAGTTCGTGCTTCATTACGTTCACCAACTACAACTTTGAAGCGACCACTTGGTATTCCTTGTTCCTTGCCCGCAGCCTGTTCAACATCAGCAAGCAGTTCTGCGTTATCCACGCCATACTTTGTAAATAATGCTTTCAAATCCATTTAACCCTCCTAAAGGTCTTCGAGTTTTGTCTCGTCTTTGTTTTTATTTTTATCCTTGCTACTCTCGTCAGAATAAACAGGGAATAAACTATTATCTATATCTATTTGCTTAATTGCTTCAATTGCTTGGTCTCGTGTTAAGTCGGGATTATCTCGCATAAGCAATAATACCCTGCTCGTTAAACCCATACCCAACTTCATACCATCCACATCAGCTGTCTCTCGTGGGTTCGCATCAATCACAAACTCTGGGAAATCAACCACAAATTCTATATTATCAGCAAACACATTGCTTTCATATAGATTATGTGTCTTTACTATAAGAGTTAGTAGTTCGTGGATACTGCGAGTATAGAGAACTCTGTTTCTTTTGGCTCTATCAATCACATCTTGCTTACTTAATTTAAGTTGATACCCACTATTAAAGGTTGAAGCGTCTCTTTTGTAAGACACAACGCTCAAGCCCATCGACTGTGCCGCATCTACAATCATATCATTGATAACACGCCAATACTCATCCAATCTTGCATCTGGAGTAATAAACTCCGCCTTTGGCTGATTATCTTGTGTAACATTGTATGGTAGATTGATATATGTGTCTGGTGACAATGTAAACGCAACCTCTTCATCCAAGCCACTCGTAATAAACACCGAAAAGGCTTGATATGCGAGTAACATTCTAAAGTTAGTCAACTCTGTATCAATTACTTTATTCGCCTTCACAATTGAGTTAGAACGATTAACCCAAAATGAGTCAATAGCTTTGTCTGTGTCGAACCAAACAACGGGTATCCTACCCATTCCGTGTTCAACCAAATCACCATTACCAATAATAGACCCATCTTCGCTATCTACCTCAGCAGTCCACCGATAAGTGTCGTCATACACCGTGTATTGACGGATAGTCTCAACCTTACCTGGGCTATCCTCAACAATACCAGTCTGAACATAAAGTTTTGTAATTTTAGTAGGGTCATCTGACCTTTGCTCAACGAAACAGTTGTCGGGAGTAATAATGTCCAACTCCACCTTACCGTCACGATACACAGGTGCGATACCAACCTTATAGAGTAAGTTTGATAGGTGGTCAACCTTATCTAACACACCGTTAAGTTCAGCCTTTTCTAAAATATCAGTAAGTAGGTTATTTAACCCACTACTCTCAACACTAACATTGAGACCTTCCTTGAAAGCAAGAGAAACATCGTCAATAATGCGTCTCGTAAGTGGATAAGTTGTTAAGTACCTCTTTAGTGAATTATGTGTTCCTGGGTAATGCTTCTCCAAACTCTTGGAAATGATGTAATCCTCGGTGTCATTGTAGAACGCAATATTCTCCTTGAGTGACAACCTTCTGTCAATATCATCTTCCCACTTCGCTATTGCTTTTCCTCTCTCAATCATACTACCTCTTTAGTCTAATGTCGTGCAGTCTCTCAATGCAGTAACTTAGTGCATCAGAGATATGCGTCAACTCTTTGTTTGTTTCATCTATTTTATTATCTACCAAAACCACCTGCTCTAAATCCCTCACCAACTTCTTGCAGTCAGCAGTTATTAAAACCAACCCCTTACTTAGTGCGTTATTAGTAGCATTCAATCTATCTCTGACTTGAGACCGTCTATTACCCTTTACCTCAAATCCATTTTTCTTTAATATTACAAGGTCTGTCACACCAAGTGCTGCACTTGTTTGTCGCTTTACCCCACTTAAATCGGGGTATGCAATCTTCTTCTTGGTCGGGAAGTCATCATAAACCATATCACAAAACTTCTGGGTATTAGCATTCTCCAGGTAGTATTCCTTAAACACCACAAAGCTACCCTTGCCATCAAACTCACCCACAGTCGCACAGAAAGGGTTGACATTAAAGTCAATCCCGATGTGAACCTCGTTAGTGATAGGCACATAACTATCAACCACATTATATCTTCTATCAAAACCATAGTAAGCACTCATATTATTGAGATTAACAAACTCACCGTGAATGTATTGGTCAACCAGCTTCTCATCATACTGGTCATACAGCGAAGCGATATAGTCCTCTGGTAGATAGTGGTTATCTGTTGTCTTTGCACGGATTAGCTTACCAATGCCCCTCTCAACAAACATAGTGTGTGTCTCCTTGAACCCCTCTGGTGTCGTCACAATACTACAAGTAGCACCCTGAACAGCACTCACACGAGCAATACACTTAGTCCACAAATCCTTCTGAATACCAGAACGGACAGTATCAAACTCATCTATAATGAAGTCACTAACCTCAAAACCAATGATACGCTCTGGCTTATCACCAGACCTAAAGATAATAGACCCCATAACAACCGAATGAACAGTTATCACATAATCAGTTTTATTATATGTGTAAGGTATTCCCTTCTCATCAAAATATTCTAAAAATAAAGGTATGTCCACATCTCGCAATGTTCTATAGGTCGGTGCAACCACCAACAACTTCACAGCACCCTTGCGTAACCAAGACAAATAGATATATCGATAAAGCATCGCCCTTGTCTTACCCGAACGAAACCCACCCACCAACGCAGTATATCTCTCGTCAGTAGCCATCGCAAATTCTATCTGATGTGGCAAGCAACCTTTAATTTTCATCTATAAAAACTCTATATCCGCAACTTGACTTTCTTCACTTGTTTGTTCTAATCGTAATAGTTTATTGAGTTCTTTTTGCACATTCAAAGCGTTATGCACCTGTCCCGCATCTATAGCCATCTTGAATAACTTATTCAATCTACCCACAGCACGACCATACTCAAGTGAACGCTTCTCATTAGCCTCTTCCTCAAATCTTAAATAGGCTTGGTGTATCATATAGTCAGTAGCACTTCGTCTCATATCGAAATGCTCGGCAGTATATTTGAGTACCTCTGAACGCATTGAACCACGAACAAGCATCTCAAACACCACTCCTAATCTTTTCTCATACTCTACCGCTGTCGGCTTTGTACTCATCAACACCCCCAAAGCATCTTCTACCTCTACATATCACTCAAAAAATCTTACTAACATATTCCAGAACCACTATTTTCAGTTTGAAAAAAATGCGACTACCCTTTTATTTTTATAAAAGATTGTTAGTAATGAATACTATCTACTAAGTTATAGTTAATACTTTAGTTGTAAACCCCTATACTAACTTAATACTACTACTATTACCTGTGACCCTTATCAGCCCCTAATTAGCCCCTGGGTAGCCCCTAAATATTAATCGATACACTCTAACTAAGTCCACCCAAACAAACAACTTAACCCCATACCATACCAATTTAGTATGATATAAAACAGAACACCCATAAAATCAACACAATCACCAAACCAAATTAAAGCACACTCGCAATCTTATACCAACTTATACCGTGTTTTTGAGTTGAAAATTTATGGTGCTAAAAGCACCGCAGATACCATTCTAACTCAAAGGGGGGTGCAATTGAGACTCAATCTCAAATGCCATACATCGATTTTAAGAGCATATAAAATTCAAAATGTGTTTGGGGTCATAAATAAATAGTCTTGGACTGTGTGATGTGTTTTGACGCCCTGTCGGTAGGTTAACTGCAAGACAAACACACACAAACAAACAAACACACAAACACAAAAAAAGCGTCAAGCTGAACGACACTTGACACTAATTTCGACACTAATTTCGACACTAATAATAAAAATTGTTCTCAATCATAACACGCGTTATTTCACTGTCAACTTCATCATTAGTTAGACCCTTTGTCTTTTTTAGAATTGCAAGGAGTGCTATTTTGTCGACAATTAGATAGCTTTCACCATTTTCGGTTTGAGCAAAAACTTTGTTTTGCAGTTCTGTTATAATTATTTTTTTTGCGGATTGGATAAAAAGACATCTGTCGTTTACAACGTCATAAATACTTGACTGGTTGTAAATCCTTCCCAATTGCAAGGCGTGTTCAATGCTCATTGTGTGTATATTGCCGTCCACATAGTAATTGTTATTTTCCTTGTAAGTCCCAAATAAACCATACTCGCTGCTATTTTTTACGAACTCTAAAAAGTGCGTAAATTCATCGATATTAGAGCCTTTAAAATAGCTAAACACGCTTACAATGTAACCAGTTTGAACTTCTAGCCTTTCCAGCTTGCCCCTCTTTACCTTGAATAATGAAACACCGCCCTTTGTCTTTGTTTCCTGAATAATTTTAGATACTTTCATTTTAATACCGCCTTCTTTTTGTCAATTCAGCTAAAAAACCAAATTGCAAGGTCAAATATAAACTGATAGTTTTTGATGTCAAGTTATTTTTTAAAATAATCAAAAATAAATATTTTATTAAATAGTTTGTTTATTAAATAGTTTGTTTATTAAATAGTTTGTTTATCATTGACCCAATATCAACAATAAATATTCCATCAACATTCAACACCCTATGTAGGAACTTAGGATAGGATAGGATAGGATAACTTCATATAGGATAGGAACTTAGGATAGGGCAGGAAAGAAAGTTTATATTTATCTTGACAAGATAGGCTACGTTGTTTTGCTTGACTTGACTTTGAAAGGAGGAATTATGCAACATTACAAAAACAGGTTAGCTACACGATTGATAGAGCAGGCAGGATTATCCATTGACAATGCTTCACGATTAGTCAAGGACTTATCTGGAATTGCAAGGGCTACCGATTGCGATTGTGGAGTCTTTTGTGGCGAGATTGACTTTCAGGGTCAAGCGTGGACTAATTCGTCAAATGGGGAGCAAATTTGGGCGATTATTCGCAATAATAGGATAATCACAATTATGTTCCGCAGAAAAAGTCAACCGCAAGACGCAGTGTCAATGCGTGTTGACAGGATTTTGAAAATAAATGAAAATAAATATTGACAAATAAACACACTGTTCCAAATTAGTAATCAGATATTTAGAAAGCAATAGAAGTGATAATGGCTCGACCAAGTGAACGGTTAGATAGCTTGAACTATCGTAAATGGGCAATTGTAATTCAATAGGATAAAACCGAAAATTGAATGCGTTAGAGTGGATATAATGGGCGACAACCACACTTAAGATGATATAATAGGATAATTTAAGTCCCTTACGAGGGCATTTAACTATAACAATCATTAAAGTGTGGTTTTAATAGGAGAATTTAGGGGCTAATTAGGGGCTATTTAGCCCCCCAAGTAATAGTAATAGTAATATCATATAAAAGTATCTTAGGGGGATATATATGGATAGAGCAATAATTAAGGGCGGTAAAGTTTATAGGTTCGAGAATACACGGAAAGATACACGCAGGGGCTTTTCACACACAACCGAATTGTTCCTTGACGGTGTTTTGTTGACAACACGGAAAGCAAATTACATAAACAGGACTTGGGAAAACTACGCATTTCAACCGACAATGCGTGGGGCTATCTGTAATGTTCTTGACGACTTAGAGATAGAAGCAAAGGCACAATTTTTAAAATTGCACGACTTCAAGATTATAACCGAAAAACGCAGATTAAAACTTGATGCAGGGTTTAGTAAATGGGCGAAAGTGATAGAATTAATCGAAGTTTTGGGGGAATTATGAAGAATTACAGATTGACCTACAAAATTACACAAAAATAGTATTTTAGGAGAGTAAAATGAAAACAATATTGGAAAAAAATGTTAGTCAAATGTTGCTCACGAAAACGCCATACAAAGTAATTCAAATGGTTATGAATTTATCCCACGACAACGACATAGAGGACTACCTTGCGGACTGGGTAAATGTGTGTGATGTGTGTGGACACTTCTGTCAAGACGCACAGGAGTGGAATGGGGACACTTTATGTGGCGAATGTGTCGAGGACTTTATGGGGGACTCGTTTGAAAGATGTGAGAGTTGTGGCTCGCTTGCCGATGATTGCGATGAGCAAGGTATTTGTGGGATGTGTGTCGAAGACGCAGAAGACACGCAATATAAAAAGAATGACTTGGTTAAGTCAGTCTATTAGGTGGGCGTATGAATGTTATTTGGTTCATTGTTGGGTTAATTATAGGAGTGGGGGCGACCGCATTCCTATACAGCATTAAGGTTCAAAACGAAAAGGCAAAGGCGACACACTATTTGCGTGGACTAATCTACGCACAAAGAGAATTAAAACAAGTCAAGGAGGACTTAAACGATGGAAAAGAAAGAAGTTAAGGGTAGTACTCACGAGAAGTTATTGGCACTACAAGATGAGATTGTAGGGGTAAAGAAAGGGGCAACAAACCCCTTTTTCAAGAGCAAGTATTTCGATATAAATGCTTTACTGGAAACGATTAAACCAGTCTTATCGAAGCACCGAATGGTAATTTTACAGCCACTTTCAAACATAGGTGGCAGACCTGCAATTAAGACAATTCTTACAGATGTTGATAGTGGGGAAAGTATTATTGATATTTGCCCCCTTGTCGATGTTCCAGACCCCCAGAAAATGGGGTCAGCAATAACATACTTCCGAAGATATGCACTACAATCACTCTTTGGATTACAATCACTTGACGATGATGCAAATTTAGCGAGTGGGAAGACAGCAAAGAAGAAAGAGGTCAAGAAAGATGTGGGAACGCAAAACATCATTGAGAAAATTAAGAAAGGACACGACCTGTTGAGCATAAAGGGTGTTCATAGGGATAGGAGTATGGAGAAGCACCTAAAAACCACCAAATTTGCAGACGCAGATTATAACTCACTCTGCGATTATCTCGCCCACTTGCAAGAGAAGTGGCACGAAAAAGGTAATGGTTAGACTTACCCAAACAGAAAAGTGGGTCAAGAAGTGGTTTAGGAATTTACCACCGACCCACAAGTTGTTGTTTATTTACCTCACGGAAGCCTGCAATAATGCAGGTTTCTACGAGGTTGATACGGAAAATATTTGCTATTTTACGAAGCTATCCGAAGAAGAGGTAGGCGAGATACTTCAATCCAGTAGCTTCAAGAAAGATGTTGTTGTGAAAGATGAGTGGCTTTGGATAAAGGATTTCTTAGTCCACCAAAAGAATTTCCCACTCAACGATAATAACAATGCTCATAAGCAGATAATTCGCCAAATAAACGAACAGAAAAAAAGGTTTCCAATGTCACAGGCTCTCGTGGGGAAGAAAGTTGTCGAGAAGGCATCAAAAATACCCACAGAGGGCAAAACTCCGTTCGAGAGTGTTTGGAGTCTATATGACAAAAAGGTTGGCTCAAATGAGCGTTTACGAAATAAGTGGAATAAGTTGTCTATTGAGACACAAGACGCTATTATGAAACATATCCCACAATACAAGCAAAGTCAGCCCAGTAAACAATATCGTAAGAATTTCGAGACTTATCTCAATCAAGAAAGTTGGAATGATGAGATAATATCAACCGAAGTAGGTGGACAACCACAAAAGAAATATGAGAGGTTAATATGAAATTTGACTTGAATGCCGAAGCGAGTGTGTTGTCGGGAATTATAAATAACCCCGATAAAATAGCAGATGTGTATCACGCTCTCGGTAATGCTGATTTTTTTCACAGCAAACTACACAAAGGAGTCTATCAAGCTATCATTGAACTTTATATGGATAGCAAAGACATAGACCAGATAACAATACTCGACAAAATGCGTGAGAATGGGAACAAAGACAAAGGACTTCATATCAGCCTCAACAATATCGATGATGTGAACTTCTCTGGTGGCAACATTGATAGCCATATCAACATTATCTTGAAGTGCCACAAAACACGAATGATTGAAGAAATGGGAAAGAGGATAACCAGTGCGGTTAATCAAGGCAAGAATACTGACGAATTGAACGAGATTGTGGCAGAATATGACGAAGTGCGGAATATGTCATCTCGTGAAAAGTCTCTTGATATGCGTGAGGTTATTATGAAAGACATTGAACACTTGTCCGAAATAGGAGACGGACAGCGTGAAGTAGGCACTAACACGGGGTTTGAAGATGTTGACGGACTTATTAAGCTACAAGGTGGGGAGGTTTATTTTCTCGGTAGCAGACCTGGAATGGGTAAAACATCTCTCGCAGTTAAAATGGCATACAATGTGGCGATGCAAGGCAAGAGGGTTATTTATTTTACCCTTGAAACGACAAAGACTCAAATCAATCATAAACTTGTATGTATTTCACAGAATGTATCAGATAACGAATTTAAGCACGAAAGCACAGTAGGGCAGGCGGATAGGCAAGACAAACTCTATAATGCGTTAGATAATGCAGGTGCTGAATATCTCGTTGATGATAATTCATACACGATTGATGCTATATTGTCGGAGACAAAGAGACTTCATAAAGACAAAAAGGTAGATTTAGTGGTAATTGACCACGCTAATCTTATTGGCTCAGACGACACTAAATATAACCGAAATAATGAATTGACAATGGTAAGTCGTAAAATTAAAATGCTCTCAAAGGAAATTCAAGCACCGATGTTAGTTTTGGTGCAGTTAAATAGAGGTGTAGAGATGAGACCCGAGAAAATTCCAATGTTGTCAGACTTGCGAGAGACTGGTAGCTTTGAGCAAGACGCAACCGCAGTATTCTTCTTATACCGCCCTGAATATTATGGTATTCAGATAGAGGATAATGAGAACACACACGGAATGGTTAAGTTTATTATCGCAAAAAATAGGTATGGCAGAACTGGACACCTGCTTCTGAGATTTGACAACTACTCTACTAATTTCAGCAATTGGTAGATACAAACAAGGAGGTAATAATGGCTGAAAAGAAGTATGTAAACGGGATTTGGTTCACAGAGAAGACTATCAACAGAAATGACGGAAGTAGCTTCACTATCTTAAAGGCATCAATTAAGAGTGAGAGTTTTGCGGTTTGGTTAGATGAAAACACAAACGATAGAGGTTATGTTAATATCGACATCTTGAAGAGCCGACAAGCTAACGACAAAGGCAACACTCACTACGCAACATTAAATGATTATAAGCCTAAAACGGACAACATCCCGTTCTAATATGAAGATAGAATGCGATGGACACAAGTTTGATAGCAATGAGGAATATGAGTTCTACTTGTGGCTTGTCGAAGCAAAATCAGTTGGGTTGGTGCATAGCTTCACGCACCACCCCGACTCCTTTGTTTTGTCAGACAAGGTTGCCCACAACGGGAAACATTTGTTACGGAAGCACTTTTACACAGCAGATTTTAAAGTAAAAACAACGGAAGATATAGGGCTAAGGGGTGGAGTTGATGACTTCACATACTTTGTAGATGTGAAGGGTGGCTTTAACCTTTATAACAATCACAGAGAATTTAGCATAAACCAGAAATGGTTGTTCCAGAAATTCAATATCTTTATCAATAAAGTAGAGCCAACGAAATGGTTTCACAAGCACTGGTGTCCCAAAAAGGCACTATTAACAGAGAAAACTAAACAGATTAGAAAGAAGTATCTGCATTGTAAACTTCTCGAAGATATACCCAAATAGAGTGTTTTCTCTTCGTTGTGTTAAAAATAATTAAGGAGAATTAAGATGAAATTTAAAAAAGAATTACTGACAAACGGTGTGGGCGTAAATTGTAGAACGGAAGAACAAGCAGAAGCCTTGCTGAAATGGGCTGATGCTAATGGTAAAAAGTGGTGTACTAATCACTCCTATATAGAAGAGACGCATTGGAATATTCACGAAGAAGAAACCATTTATTACCTCGCAAAAGGAACTTATGGCTCTACATTAATAGGCACAAATCATATCTCGTTCGAAGAGGCAATAGACCTTACGAAAAGTCAAATGGTTGACCCTGAAACCGAAATGTATGTGTGGGACGATGACGGCGGCGATGATGTAGCGTTTTTAATGAGTATTGATATGAGGAGGGGTGCTCCATATATGACCGATAGGTTCGGCTGGGGCAATTGCACACCAACAAAACCAAAGAAAACACGCCCTATGACAAAAGACGAGATGTTTACCTTTATCGGACAAAATGATATTGAGGTTACACTTAGGCATAGTAAAAAATTTCACAAAAAGATAGGTTATTTTAGCTATCATCTTGATATTACTAAGTATATTTATCGTTTCAAAGGACAAACAGAAGTGCATAAATTTGAAGTGGAGGATTAAGGTGAAAATAAAACTAAGTGACATTACGCAAAAACCTTGCAAGGAATATTACGATTATATCGTTAATACTTATGGGGAAAGCGGTGAATTTGACCCGATTGAGGTGATTGAAAAACTTGAGGGTAGTATTTGCGAAATGTGGTGGCTAATCGAAAACTGCGAATTCTGCCAAACCCAAGAAATGCTCGAATATTACAAGTCATTCAAGCCGGATTATGAGGATGTGAGTTTGTTAATCGAAAACTGCAAATTCTGCCAAACCCAAGAAATGCTCGAATATTACAAGTCATTCAAGCCTAGTTATAATGATGTAAAGTGGTTGATTGTGCACTGCGAATTCTGCCAAACCCAAGAAATGCTCGAATATTACAAGTCACTCAAGCCGGATTATGAGGATGTAGGGGAGGTAATTGCGTATTGTAAATTCTGCCAAACAGGAGAGATGAGGGAATATCGAGACAGTTTAAAGGAGAAAAAATGAAACAACTATTAGATAATCCAGTATATGGCGGTTATCGTAGTGGTAATGGTACTTACAACTATGTGGGCGGCTACAGCAGCTGTTTTTGGTCTTCTACGGTCTATTCTGATACGAATGCGTGGTATCGCTTACTGAGTTACCGTAATTCAGATGTCAGCCATTACTACTACACTAAGAGGTACGGGTTTTCTCTTCGTTGTGTGAGGGGTTTATGAAGCTAAGAATTGAGGAAGAGGGGTTAGGCTCGATAGTAATTGAACGGAGAGTGGAGACAGTAGAAGAAGTCACTGATTTAATGGTGTTGCTTATGCAATATTTAACCTTTTCAAAAACACAAATTGATAGCGTTATCGATTATGAGTGACCGATGAAGTGCGTAAACCCATACTGCCCTGTGAGTTTTGACGAGGGCAGATTAGCTTGTATGGAGTGTGAGTTCTGCAAGGCAGATGAAGACTTATTTGATATGTTCAACATAAAAAAGGAGGATAGATGATAGTAACTGACAAGATGAGACAGGTGTCTGAGCTGTTGGCAAGGTTAGGCTTAGATGAGGTGGCTGAGGAGTTGGGTTTGACAGAGGCTACTGTTGGTCGGTATGATAGAGCGGTTAGGCGTGAGGGAGCAAGTGAGGGAGTAAGTGAGGGAGCAAAAGTGTTGTTCTTTGATATTGAGACTGCACCAATGGAGGTTTACACTTGGCATCTATACCCCAAAATGATACATATAGGACAGATAATTAAAGACTGGAACATTATCTGTTGGAGAGCAAAATGGCTCGGAGATGACACAATTCTTGGCAGTAGTCAGACACCGAGTGAGGCGATTGAACGAGATGATGAGAGAGTGGTGCGTGATTTATATGCACTATTAAATGAAGCGGATATAGTTATTGCACACAATTTGGTAGACTTCGACAAGAAGAAAGCTAACACTAAATTCCTTCAATACAACCTACCACCCTCTGCACCATATCAAGTGATTGACACGCTGAAAGAAGCTCGTAAGAACTTCAAGTTCAGTAGTAATAAGTTGGATTACCTATGTCAAGAATTAGGGTTTGGTAATAAGATTAACACGGGATTTGATTTGTGGAAGAAGTGTTTAGCGGGAGACTCCGAAGCACTCAATGATATGTATGTTTATTGTGGTCGTGACATTGAGATGCTCGAAGAGTTATATCTCAAACTAAGACCATTCATTAAGTCACACCCGAATATGGCACTATATCTCGATGACAGAGAGGGTAAATGTAGTAATTGTGGCAGTAGTGATTTAACACCAATGAGCAGACCATACTACACACAGACTGGTGTATTCCAAACATACAGATGTGGTTGTGGAGCAGTTATTAGAGATAGAAAGTCCCTAAAAAGGGAAGAGTTTTTGATGCGTGGTATAGCGAGATAGGGGGAAGTATGTCAGCAGTATATTGTTCAAGAAAAGGGTCGTTTGAGGTGCATTGTGATGTTTGCGGTTCGTGGATTGGTGCGGATGTTTCACTAAGTGATGTGAGAAGTGGGAGACCACATTACTGTAAGGTGTGTTTGACAAAATATGAGTCGGCACAAGGTATCGCAGTAGTGGAGCAAGACCCACCGATAGAGAACGAGGGCGATGTTACCTTTGAAGTGATTAAAGATTTAGAAGATAGAAGGCAACTCGGTATTGAGAGATATGGGACACATCTACAACCGTTCAATGGTAGGGATAGTTTGGTAGATGCCTATCAGGAGATGTTAGACTTTGTGGTTTACATCAAGCAATACTTAATAGAGCAAGACAGATGAAGTTTGACCACTTAGAAATTTCGGGGTATTACGACTCACTTCGTGCAAGTGGACTTCCTCATTCAGTTGGAGAAGTGAGTGTGGACTTAAAAAGGGGGCGGAGGTTAGCTTCTGCCCCTACTGGTAGTGGACACGACTGCTTTCTGAAAGGTATCGGGGTTGGTGTGGATATTACAGCAAGTCAGACTTGGTGGTTACAATTTATGCGTTATCACTTTGCTGAAATTGTTAGCAGTCAAAGTAAGATGCACTCGATATTAAATTTTCACATAAATGTTCAGTGTAATGATTATGTGACTGGGAATACACGAAATGAGTTACAAAGATTGAAGAATATTCATTTAGTTGAACAATCCACCGACTCGTTTCAGCGACTTATTTACAATATTCCAATGGGTTTTGAACTAACTGCAAGAATAACTACAAACTTTTTACAGTTAAAGACGATTGTGAAACAAAGAAAGCACCACAAATTAAGTGAATGGGATATGTTTATTGAGTGGGTAAGACAAATTGATAAAGATAACCTTATTACATAAAAATGTGAGATAATACCCACTTGAAGGTATTATCCAATAAAAAGGAGAAGTAATGAAGATAAAGATTAAGTGCCTAAATGGAGATATGAGGGAGTTATGGGGAAAGAAGCAACACAAGGGCGATTGTGGACTCGATATACCAATGAGCCAATGCACTTACCAGGTGGTAAATGGTATGGTTACTTTGGATTTGGGGATTGCTTGTGAGCCAGACAATGCGTTTATGATAATACCTCGAAGTAGTATTAGTAAAACACCGTTCAGATTGGCTAACAATATTGGTATTATCGATAAAGATTATAGGGGAGAGTTAATGGCAGTATGTGATTATAGAGGTAATGTAGCCTTTCACGATATAAATAGGGGAGACCGATTGTTTCAGATGGTTGCGTTTGATGGGCAACCGATAGAATGGGAGTTAGTCCACGAGTTAAATGAGACTAAGCGGGGAAGTAGTGGCTTTGGCTCAACAGGAGGTGTTAATGGAGTTTAAGACAAGTTTCGCTAAAAACATCTTCAAACAGAAATATGCGATACATAAAGATGAGACTTGGGAAGAATTGTCTCACAGGGTGGTAAATGATGTCTGTGGCGACCGTAAAGGACTGGAAGCACCTCTACTGTCATCTGAAGATTTAAGTGCCTTAGAAACGCTTATTTCGGAGATGAAATTCATTCCTGGTGGTAGGTATCTTTATTATGGTGGTCGTGATATAAAATTCTACAATAATTGCTTCCTAATGAGAGCAACCGACACCCGAGAGGGGTGGGGAGAGTTAGTTAATAATTGCACAGTTGCTTTAATGAGTGGAGGTGGTATTGGTGTTGATTATTCTGCATTAAGACCACGAGGCTCTAAATTGAAGCGTTCGGGTGGTGTGAGTAGTGGTGTAGTTCCACTTGCTAACATCATCAATGAAGTTGGGCGTAATGTTATTCAAGGTGGCAGTCGTAGAAGTGCGATGTATGCGTCTTTGAACTGGAGACATAAAGATATTCACGAATTTATGTATGCTAAAAACTGGACTCCCGAACAAATGAAAGCAAAGGAAGATGACTTCAATGCACCCGCTCCTTTCGATATGACAAACATATCAATAAACTGGGATGATAACTTCAAGAAGAAAGTTGAGAATGGTAATATCCCTCCAATTTGGTATCAATCTGTTAGGCGAATGTGTAAAACGGGAGAGCCTGGTCACTCGTATAACTTCGGTAAAGATAGTAACGAAACGCTCAGAAATGCTTGTGCGGAGGTCACATCCGAAGACGATAGTGATGTGTGTAATTTAGGCTCATTAAATATTGCCAATTTTAATAGTGTTGAAGAGTTTAGAATTGCAGTTGGTTTAGCAAGTAAGTTTTTAGTCTGTGGCACTTTACGAGCAGACCTACCATACCCAAAGGTAGAAGAGACTCGGAAGAAGAACAGACGACTCGGACTTGGCTTAATGGGTATTCACGAATGGTTACTTGCTCGTCATTATAAATACGAAGTGACTCACGAACTCCACGAATGGTTAAGTGTGTGGAGAGACGAGTCTGAGGCTATATCAAATGAGTATTGTGATGAGTTAGAAATATCTCGACCAGTTAAGTACAGAAGTATTGCACCGACTGGAACTATTGGGATTATGGCAAGCACCACAACAGGCATAGAGCCTCTATTTGCAGTAGCCTACAAGCGTAGGTATGTTGTTAATGGAACTGAATGGAAGTTTGAATATGTGGTCGATGCAACAGCTGAAAGACTTATTACCGATTACGGACTTGACCCCGAAGAGATTGAGACATCATACTCTTTGGCGAATAACCCAGAAAGGCGTATTAAGTTCCAGTATGACATACAGAAATATGTTGACCACGCTATATCATCTACACTTAACTTACCCGCTTGGGGAACTGAGCAGAATAATGACAAGTTTGCAGTTGATTTAGCTAATATTATGTTAAAGTATTATCACGGATTACGAGGCTTAACCGTATATCCCGATGGTGCAAGAGGTGGACAACCACTAACACCTGTTCCTTACGATGTTGCTAAGGCTCAGATGGGCGTTGTCTATGATGAGATTGAAGAAAAATGTAGTGGTGGTATTTGTGGCTTATAAGGAGAAGAAATGACAAAAATTAGATTAGGATATTCACTCGGGTCTGAGGTGGATTGGTGCTTAGTGATAAATGTTGCAAGGGATTATGGTATGTGCCTTGAACATTCTGTGGGACATTTAGTAGGGACATTGGTGTTCCTACTTGATGTTAAGGTTGTGAATGCTGAACGATTTATCGAATGTATGGAAGAAGCAAACTTGTTTTTAAGTGAGTGAAAAAATGTTAAATAATATGGAGAATAAAATGAAGAGAAATGAGACGAATATTCAAGAGATAGGGTTTGCAGGGTTACTGACAATAGTATTTATTACGCTTAAATTGACTGGGGTTATTGAATGGGGGTGGGTTTGGGTTTTAAGCCCGCTCTGGATTAGTTGGGCATTTGTCTTAGGCATTGCCCTTATGACATTGATAGTTATTGGCATCCACAATGTTGTCCGAAAGTTCGTAAAGGATTAGGTATGGCACACTACTGGAATAAAGACGTAGATAGAGATATTCTGTTCTATAACAGGAACTTCAAGGGGAGTAATAGTGTAAAGCGTGATATATTCTTCGAGAAATACATCTACCCATACTTTTTTGAGTTATCGGAGGCGGTGCTAAACACTTGGCACTTATACGCTTATGACAGGGTGGATATGATTGCTGATTGTGTCGCCCATTTATGGAGCGTGATTGATAAATATCAAGAAGATAAAGGTAAAGGGTTTTCTTATTTCACGAGGGTTGCTCGCAACCATTACTACCGCCAGGTCAGAATAGCCTTAACGAAAAACAAAGATGTTCCTATGCCACTATTTAATTTCATTGCAGAAACAGAATACATAGAGTATGATGACTCCGATGAAATGAATGAAGTGTTAGAGATAATACTTCACGAACCAAATGATTTTGATATGTTTGTGTTGGGTATGTTAGCCCACTATCCCGATGAAATCAAAGGGGTAAAGAGTTGGAGGAAGTATATTCGAGAAACTATGGACATCACATCAAGGCAGTTGTCGTATAGACTAAAGACGCTTCGTGATAAGGTTAGAAATTGGGAAACAAAAAAGGGGTCGCCTTAATTGGTGACCCTCTTTTTTTATACCTACTATTAGTATTACTATTACCTGTGACCCTAATTAGGGGCTAAACAGCCCCTAAATCAATTAAGCCATAAAGCTAATTTGTCACTACTATCTATATGGATATAATTTTGCTTCACCTTAATATGAGTGAAACCCACAAGTAATAAGGCTCTTGCTATGATGAACCGCTCCCTATCACTTCCAATTTGTATATCCACTGCTTCCCCAAATGTATGGAGAGAGCCTACAACTCCGCCAACTTCACTATTATGATAATTACATCTAAAACCACTATTGATATTAAACGGTATCCCCGCCATTGTTCTCGCTGCTTGTAGCCTGGACATAAACTCCAAATCCACATTACACCTACCACAACAGGGGCATTTCATTTCATCCCTTGTGAAGTTCTCGAACTTGTCGAAGTCCTTAACGATGTGTCTCACTTTACGCCTACTGCTTCATTCAAGATAGTCTCAAGAATGTCAACTAACGCATCATCAATATCATTATCTGTATCTTGTGCGAGTTTTCGTAGTTGTGAGATAATCAAATTAACAATCATTTTCTTAGGTAGAATATTGACAATTCTCAATACCCAAACCAAAATCTTTGAATAATCCATTTTGCTTCCTCCTATTTCATTTTTAGATAATACTTACACTTATCTGTAATTTTATATTCAATGTGTTGCTCTCGTGTAGCCAATACATATCGTTCACAAGTGTGTCCTTTATCACACCTACTGTCTGTACATAACAAGAAACTTCCATCGCTCATTTTTTTCACTATTCTCTCCTTTTAGGATATGTCCAGGGGTCAGCCAAAGGAGGGAAACCAACCCCAAGACACATCAGTTAGTTATTACTTTTTTGGTTTTCCTACTGGTGGCTTAACCACTGGAGGTTTTACTATTGGTGTTG